AGGAATTTCATACTTTGTCCTTTTGATCTTTAGGGCGAGATATTCCATAAGATGCCAACGTTCCAGACAGCAATGACGCTACGAACGTTGGATCCATCTTCTGTAGCATTCCCATGTATGATGCAGTCAATACTCCTGCGCTCCATACAAGCACAAGAGCTTTTACAATTTCACTGAAGAAATCATGAATGAAGTTCTTCGTTGTCTGCATTTTTCTTTTTACGGGTGAGTAGTTTCTTGATAATTGGTTTCAAGACGCTCACTGTCCGTTTAAATATTGCAGTGGCAGTAAGGGTGGCTGCAACGGAGACAGTAGCTGTCGTTGTAGCCGTAGCCAAGATCTCGTTACTCGGTAAAGGTACAGTAATATCAGTACCAGGAATATCGACGTAACGGACCTGTGCCGGGACTGGGGGTGGTTTAGGAGGTGGAGGAGGTACAGGTTTAGGTGCTGGTTTCTCCTCCCTCCTTTCGTCCGATTGTGTCGTACCCCGTACACCGGGAGGTGGACGAAGGTCGTTAGGAGGCACTACAAGCGGCTTGTACGAGGGTAAAGTAGCTCGTGGTACCTCCAGTACCGGACGGGGTAAAACAGGGGGCTCAGGGAGCCGTAGAACCGGCAGTACCGGTGGTGCTCCCAAGTCCATTATTCACCAAAGAGACCACGCTCGATGAAATCAACGGCTTGGTCGTCAACAGTGTTATCAGATTGCTCAGCCAGTTTGCGGAGCATATCGACGATGAGGCGCTTCACTTTGTCGCTATTGAGGAACGACATAAGAACGGGACGGATAAGTGCAATCATTGTTCTAAAAAGGGTAAGGGTTTATTCAGGTAAGGACCATACGTCCCACCTTTGTTCAGTTTCATTCCAGCGGTATCTTTGATCGTCATCAGGCATTGCTACAGGAGGATCCCAAAGGCAAGTATCTTCATTTAATACCCACGATTCAAATACAACACCACCGCTCTCTGGTTTAGGAGGGATAAATGCATCCCTACCTACATCGTATGTCCAATTTTTTCCGGCATAGTTTTTTCTAAGTGGAGTACCACCATTTACATGAACTCCACCTTTTGTATTGTAAGAAGTTTGAATCCACTTGCCGGGTTTATCATAGACAAGATTATCAATAAAGTCTTGATCTGCAACAATAACTTCTTGAACTTTACCGTCCAAAACTCTTGCGTAATGTGCCATTTAAATCACCTTTTTACACTTGGTACCTAATAATAACAATGCCAGATCCACCGGCAACTCCAACCGCATCAGTTCCAATCCAATCAGTACCGCCACCGCCACCGCCGGTGTTCACTTCGCCTGCTGTTGGATCAAGGGAATCATGAGCACAGCCATCTCCGCCGCCCCCAGCACCGCCAGGACCAGCACTTCCGTTAGCTCCGCCGCCGCCACCAGCGTAGTACCCACTATCACCAGTTGATGTTGCAGTTGCCCATGTTGAATAATCTTTGCCAGCACCACCAGCAGCACCAACGCCATTCCAAGCAGTTCCATTTGCTCCAGGCCCACCAGCACCGCCGCCGCCGCCGCCACCGTAGGAGCCGCCAGGATAACTTCCTCCATCGTTTCCTTGTCCAGAAGTACCTGAACCACCAGAAATTGCAGTGGGATAGTTGGAGCTAGAGCCACCACCGCCGGATCCACCATTGATAGTGTTTCCAGTTGAACCGGAGGATTGGAACCCACCACCGCCGCCACCGAGAGCGGTCACACTAAATACAGAAGAGTTACTACCAAGCGACCCAGTTCCAGAGCCAGAGTTTCCGGCACCACCGGCACCAACTACTACATCATACTGAGTTGATGCAGACGTAGTAAATGTTGATTGTAATAACCCGCCAGCGCCACCACCGCCGTTACCAAAACCACTAGTTCCGTCTGAGTTTGTTGACGCTCCACCACCAGCTACAATTAAATACTCAACACTCTTGGTAAATCCAGCAGGTGTGACAAACCCGTTGACACCAGACTGTGAGGTAAGAAAAGTGTGATAGCGGTAGCCGCCTGATGAAGTAATTGTGCCGCCAGTAGGCAAGCCTTGGACAGTCAGATTTTCTGAAGTGGTAGACGGAGTACCATCGGAGTTAGTAATAGAGATGTTTATGGTGTCGCCAATGCTTTGATTATAGACAACCGAAGGAACAGAGACTGAACAAGTGCCTCCGCTGACACTAATGTTAGTCAATGTTTCTAGTGCTGTCGCTCCTTCCTTAAAAACAACACTAATAGTATCTGTTGCGTTTGTTATACTAATTGTTAAAGTTGATGCTACTCCGGCATAAATAGCCCCGCTTATTGAACTAATACTTGGAATCAAACTTGTATTGATCCAGGTTACGCCGTCGTAAAACTCGGTTGATTCGCTTGTTGTGTTGTACCGAAAATAACCCGCCGAAGGACTAGACGGACGTTGAGCAGTAGTTCCAGAGGGAATTTGGATACCAGCGGTACCACCAAAATTAACGGTGTTAGAACCACCATCAGGGTGTTCAATACTACCTACTTTTAAAGTTGTCATAATTAGTTTCCTCCGGGTTTAACGGGCCAAACGGGGTTAGCCGGATCCACGGTGTTAGCCGGTAGATCGCGGAGTGCTTGGCGGTAAGACCGCATCTCGTCAGTCAGGGTTGAATCAGCAAGAGCGAGGTAATCGGTTTCGGTAAGGAGTTGGTTACGGCGTTGACGAAGACCCTGCAAAAGTTCTTCATCAGAAAGACGCCGTGCTGCTCGCCAGGCTTCAGCTTCTGCGCCAGTTAGCACAGTTTCAACGGTTTCACCAGTAAGACCGTTACGTTCGTAGATAATAATGTCTTCAGTCATCATGGTGTACCGTTGTGAAGGACTTCAAATTTACCGGCATCAAAAGTGCTGGCTGAACTTATTTGGATGCGATCCAATGTAGTGCCACCTGTATATAGAAAAGTCCCTATATTTGGTGAAGCGCCGTGATAATGGGTAGTAAATGTCCCTTGAATATTTGAAGTTCCCGGAATAATACGAATGATGCCGCTGTATATGTTACCTGCTCCAGTAGCGCCGGTGTTGATGAGACGAATGTGGGGTTGTCCGCCCGTGGCTTGATAAGAGCCGCCATAACTAAGAGACCACCTGTAATTATTTGTGGTGTCTATAGTACCGTCTCCTAATTGCAACAGCAAATGAGGAGCACTTGAACTGTTACAAGAAATATCGCTCATAATAATAATTACCTCCGTCGCACTGCTTGGGATGCCTGAGCGGGTATGGCCACTGCCAGAAGTTGTAGGAGTTTCCCCAAGGCTGGTAAAACCGAAGGTATTAGTAGACGTAACCGTCTGCCAACTCGACCCACCTAATCCATCGGTCTGCAGGTATTGACCGCTAGTACCGTTGCCGGTTGGTAGCGCCAGTCCGTACTCAAGTGTCCCAGCTGTTGCGCTGTTTTTTAGTACCTGATGAGCACTGCCATTTCCACTTGGCAGGGTCACGCCATACTCAAGGGTGCCAGCCGTAGCGCTGTTCTTCAACACCTGATGAGCAGTGCCACCACCATCGGGTAAGATCAGCGTATGACTGCCAGCATCTGCTGGTACATCTAGTTCGACGTAACCGGTGTTACTGCCGTTTAATCGTAGTGCCATTAGTTAACCTCCGGTTTAGGATACTTAGCCTTCACAGCGGCACACGCTGCGTAGTACTCGTCAAGTTTGGTGTTATCGCCTTGGTTCGACCAGTACAAGGCGTCAGCAAGATCAGCCAATGAGGGGTACTCAGGTTGGCGGTCTCGTTGGTATTGGGTAGCGTCTAGTTCCGCTTGGATTTCTGCGGCTGCAGCATCGACCAGGGTTTGGTCAAGAGTGATTTGGTTACCATCGGCGTCGAAGGCTCCCTTAATTTCGTGGATTAAGCCAGCGTCAGGATATGCGCGGCGGATAGCATCAATGTTGTACGTCATGGTGCAATCTCCATGACAATCAAACTAGAAAAAGTTCTAGATCGGGTTTGAGTATCTGAATCGCCATATGCTCTATTAAAATACAAACTATTGGTGCCATTATCAGTATTTACAAAATGCACCGTATAAGAAATTGCGGTTGACGTACTTGCTCCTGAAAGTGTTTCTACATATTTAGCATCAAAATTACATTGCTGAACCGAAGCAGCGGAAGATGTCCAACCTTGCGACGCCACATGAGCACGATAAGTGCTGCTGCCAGCTCCGGTCATGCCAGCAAGTGCGGTACCGTCTTTCTTGATTCTCATAGCCATATATGCATAGCCAGTACCACCTTTAGCGTTCGCTAAAATTAGCATCTTGCTATTTGAATATGTTGGCGTTATTGAAACAGTCAACAATGCAGATGTTTCAGCACTCGGTGATATTGCACCTAAATCTGCTGCTGCGTTATCAGAATCTTGAACAATTTGCAAAACCTTTCCACCAGCACCAGACGGCAACGTAACCGTCTTACCAGATAGATCCAATGTAGTAGCAAGTTGTCCAGCAGTTACAGAGCCATCAGCCAACGTAACCGTCTTACCACTCAAGTCAAGTGTAGCTGCCAGGTCATCTGCGGTTACTGTTGCATCAGGGTAACCACCTGCTATAATCCCGGTAATCGTACCGGATCCGTTAATTTCAATAGCCATAATTAAACAATAACCCAGTTTGAACCAGTAGGAACGGTGACAGTTACACCGCTGTCAATAGTCATGGGACCAGCGTTGATCACATGGCTACCAGAAGGAATCGCGTAGTCAGCATCGACGGTGTAGGAATGAACAACCGCCCACTGATTAGTGCCACTAGCACCTTTAGCGGGGTACGGTGACGCAGCATCAGCAAAGCTAAGGGTTCCAGAACCATTAGTAGTTAATACTTGGTTAGCAGCACCATCAGCACTAGGCAAATCCCAAATGGTTTGACCAGAAAAAGTTCCGGGAGAACGGAAACCTACGTAATCACCAAAAGTACTACCAACAAAGCGAATTTCTGCTTTATCAGTTGCGTTTTTATTGGCTAACGTAATACCATCACCAGTAAGTTGAGTAGTTGTGACCCCAGCAGTTGATCGTGTTAAGGTAGTCCCAACTAGCTCAGTATTAGCTTTAAGGTCAATACCAGAATCAATAGTCAAACGACTAAGGTTATCGGTAGTAAAATCAATAGAACCTGGATTGGTTCCATCGTCAGTTACCGTAACATTGCTGTTATCTTGACTAATTGAGTTAGAGCTAATACCAGCAAGTTCAGTGTCAACGTAGTTCTTAGTAGCTGCGTCTTGTGCAGCCGTAGGATCGGCAACACTGCTAATGCGATTACTATTAGCACTAATAAGTCCGGTTGAACCAACTGATAACCTAGTCGAACCGGCAGTAGTAATTGCTAACTGATCTTCTCCAGGAGAATAGATACCGGTGTCTTGATTAGTAGCGCCCCAAGCAAGTATCGGGTTTGTGGCTGTGCCATTCTCAAAGAAAAGCTGATCGCCAAATATTGAACCGCTGGTGACACCAAAGGCACCGTCAACAGAAGTGGCTCCATTTAAATTGATTAAACCAGTACCATCAGGAGAGATGTTAATATGACCGTTACTGGTGCTTACAATGCTTTGACCGTTTACGTCAAGATCACCACCAAGCTGAGGGGTCGTATCCGACAACACGTTAAAGGCAATAGAACCTTCAGGAATGGTAACAAAACCAAGCTGTTGATCTACTTCAAAGAAATCACCAACTTTGAATTTACCGTTGTGATCGGTAGTAGCAGTCCAAATCTTACCGTTGTTAGATTCAACGACTTGATTAGCTTCAATCGGCACACCACCGTTTTCAGGCAGTGCGGTGTAGTTAGTACCAGAACCGACGTACTCCATCGTGTGACCGCTAGAAGCGATCTGGGAACGGAGGTAGAAGTTAATGGTAAGTGGTGTAGTTTTATCACCATCAATACCAAGGTTATTGCTGCGGTTAGTAGGATCAGGGCGACTAATAGTAACGTCCCATCCACCACCGTTTGCAGCGGCAGACAGAATAGGATAGAAAGTACCGTCTACATCGACAAGCATGTTGTTAGCCGGACGAGTAGCAGTACCGTGCCAAGAAGCACCAGCAGTAGGCGCATCAATGGTAAAGGTAATGTCACCGCTGGTAATACCAGTGCTTAAAGCAGCGCTAAAGATAGCATCGGTAGAACGACCGTCAGCAACAAGTGCTTGAGTACCAAAGTCAGTGGTAGAAGCAGCCAGGTTAGCCTGACCACCAGTCAGACACTTGATGTGATAACGGTTAAAGAATGCATAGCTACTGGTAATCTGGGTGTAACCGTTGTTAACAACAAGGATACCAGGACCATTCAGTGCAACGTGGGTGTAGCTATCAGCCACCATAGACCGCAGGGGACTATCGTCGTGCGGCGTAGCACCGTTAACCAGCAAACCACCACCAGTAGGAGCGGAGTCGGTGTCACCAGCTTGACCACCAGCAGGGTTATGGATTAGGTAGTTAGCACTTGCTGGATTGTTTTCAATCTCACTATCCGAGAAGTTAGTACAGTTCTGGATGTACGGAGATTTGGTAATAAATGCATCCTCATAGAATGCAAAGTTCCAACCTTGAGTCGTAGGCAGGGTAGCGTCAAGAGTGTTGCCAGTACCCGTACCAGCTTTAACACCAGTAAGTGTCAGGTTAGAGATATAAGAACCACTGTTCAGTTCAAACAGAGTATTGGTTTCAGTTGCAGAGGTAGGATGCACAATGCAGCTACGCAGCGACTGACCAATGATCGAAACGTTACGACGCTTGATTTGAATAGGTGCAACTTCAGGGTAAGCACCAGCCGACACAATGACAATCTGTCCGTCACCATCACCAGTTACAGTGATCTGAAGACCAGAACCAGAACCACCAAGGTCAGCGTTACTGGCAGACAGAACGTCACCGATGCTGTAATCCTCTAGGGTCGCAGCACTGTTAACGGTGACAGCAGTCACAACACCAGAATCATTTACAGTAATGTTAGCAGTCAAACCAGTACCATTACCACCAGTCAAAGCGACAGTGGAGTAGGCTCCTTCGACGTAACCAGCGCCGCCAGAGGTGATTTCAATGTCAATCTCACCGTTGATCTGCTCAATAGCACCTTTGATGGTTGCCTTAGGAGTACTGATACGGTGACCAGTGTTAGTGTCATCACCAGATGCTTGGTCCACATAAACAACGCTAGGTTGTTCAGTAAACGCACCACCAGAGCTAACAGCAGTCCAACCAGAACCATTCCAGATAGACAACGTAAGATCGTCATCATTTTGGAGCCAGGTCTTACCTACTTGATAATCGCTACCACTGGGAGTAGCTAGTTGAACAAGGGTATCAAACCGCTTAGCAGCAGCACTAGCAGTAAAGATGTTGCTATCAGCTGGGGCAGGAGAACCTGCATCTTGCTCAGCAAGGTTGATAATGTCGCCGGATTTAATACGGTCAAAATCGACAGAATCAGCAGCAATACCAAGAGTGATAGTACCATCGCCATCATCAGTTACAGTAATACCAGTACCATCAGACGCAATATCGCCAGTGATAGCAGCGTCGATCATGTCGTCGATCTTAGCCGTGGTAGCGATAGTTGTGTCGTTGTTGGGATTAGCTTCAGCGGAAGTAATAATATCTTCTGCTTTAATACGATCCAGATCAACTGAACCGGCACTAATACCAATGGTTACTTGACCACCACTACCAGATTTGTTAAGACCAGTACCATCAACAAGGATGTCAGTTTCAATGACGTGATCAATGTAATCCTTAGTGGCTCCAGTAGTAGGAACTGCAACGTCATCATCAGGCATGACATCGCTAAGTGCAGCAAGTTCTGCCTTAGTTAAAGTGTCATTAACTTCGTCTTGGAAACGTTGATCAAGGGCAGCAGTGGTAGCAATAGTAGCATCATCACTGCGCCAAGTATCTGCTTCATAAAGAGTATTATCATAACGATCCCAATAGTAATCCTCTAGATACTGCTTAACTTCGTCCGACACCTCTTGGCAGTTAGCCTCTTGAATAGCATAACGAAGCTGTTCAAAGTTCTTGTTCAGGTCATCAGAACGAATAGCAGAACCAGGGCTAAACAACGCCCGGATGTCATCAATGTTAGTAACACGACGAATCCGAACGTTGTCTACCGTAGGCTCACCAGGATCTGTAGGAGTAGTAGGCGAGGGTGGCGCTGTACTAGTGAACTCAACAATGGTGGGGTTAGCGTCAGTAACTTGCCAGGGATAAGTGGCATCAGTCGTAGCCTTTACGTCCCATTCTTTAGTTGTAGCGTTCCAAAAGGAAACTTCGATTTCAGTTTTAAAAAGATACGGGAAATCAAATGAAAACTGAGTCTTCGATCCATTTCCCGCTTGAATTGTTTGTACGTCAGCGCACGACATAATTAGTTAAGTGTAAGTTTACTTACGGATGTTCGTAAAAGTGGTGGGATCAAATACTGCACCTTCTT